TCAGGAGGTATAGTAGATTCCGATTCAGTCTTTACTATGACAACACCTGGAAGCGACTTTACACTAGAAATAGTAACAAGAGCAGCCAGTCAAGTACTGTCAGTAACAGAAATAGACCGAGAAATCGACACCACTTCTACTACTACATCCTTATCAGTCTTCTCTCAATAGCACCAGTTCGTGCTAATGAAGGCGAGACAAACAATACTTCTAATCCAGTAGCGGCTGCAACGGGCAATGTGACCAACCAGGCCGTACAATTTCAAAATAATGGTGCTCCATCTAGACAACATTATGGTCCAAACATAAGTTGTAATGGTAGTACCATGACATTCTCTCCATTCTATATGGGGAATCATACTAAACCTTGGGATATAGATGAAGATGGTATGAGACCTTCCAGCTATACTATGGCTGAAAACTGGGGTGCTCAAATTAATTTCATGATCCCATTAGATAGAGAAGGTTTAAATCGCTGCAGATCAATGGCAGCTAGACAAGAAGAAAAAATGCGATTGGATTACGAGTTAGTTCGTGCTCTTAAATGTGCAGAACTACAGACTAAAGGTTTTATGATTCATCCTAAGTCTCAGCTATACTCACTATGTGCAGATATAGTACCAATTGCTTCATATTTAAAATCAACACAACCCCCAATTCCCAAGGAAAAACCTTGGTATAAACCCTTTTAAAAACAATGATCCTAATTATCAAGCCCATCCTATTCGCCTTCTTGAAGTCAGATTCAGTCAAGAAGCTTGTAGTAGACCTATTAGAAGCTTACGTTGCTAGAACTGATAATAAGTTAGACGATCAGGCTCTTAAAATTGTAAAAGAAAAATTATTTAGTTAAATGGTATATAATCCTAAAAAGGATAAGTCTAAAGCTATGACCATGGAAATCAGGATCGATCCTAAAACAGGTAAGATGACTGATTCTAGAGGTAAACCTTTACCAAAATTCCGACCAATTCCACCTCATAATCCTAATGATAAACTTGAGCTTACACCATTATCTCAAAAAAGGAAAAAGGTTAAAAGGATTAAAAAAAGCAAATTAAGAAAAAGGTACTTGTAATGGCACGAAAGAAAAAAGATCCAGAGGCTCCATACTCTGATAATCCTACTCCTGGTAAACCAGGGTGGAATCTAGCTAAACAATCTAAAAAGAATAAAGATGTTCAAAGTTCGTTTAATAAAGGTTATGGTAACGCATAATGGCTAGACTAAATAACAAAATGAAGTCTTCTCCTAAAGCTAAAACTATTAAAGTAGCTTTTTGGAATAAACAAGATGCTACAGCTGCTGGAGAAGCTATAAAGCGAAGGAAAGAAGGCGGACATACGAATAAATCTACTGATGATTTCCTAAAGAAATTAAAAGAAAGTGGTGAGTGGTAATGAAAGCTACAGAACAACAGTTCCATGAATTACATGGTCTTGTTACTAATGAATTCCTAACACGAATCAAAACAAAAGAAGCTACAACACAGGACTTAAAAGCTGCCTGTGATTGGTTAAAAGCCAATGATATAAGTGGTGTAGCATACGAAGGAAACCCCCTAGACAAGTTAAATCGGATAATGCCAAAGGTAGACCCTGATCTTGTTAATCGGAGGTTATATGGCAAAAGAAGCTAGATATGCCAATGGTGGAAAGAAAACCACCGCTAAACGATGGATGCAAACGGAGAAAGCTAAAAGAATTAGACGGAATGCTGATAATTTAAGAAACGCTTTAAAACGTAAAGGCATCAAACAACCTCCTGGCACAGAAGCAGGGCATAATGTAAATGGCTCTGGTAAAAATGGTTGGGAATCGGTAGCTACTAATAGAGCTGTCGAAACAAAAAACAAAAAGAAACTTAAACGTTACACTACTTAAAATCATGAGTTCATTATCAAAAGAAGCTAGAGCATTAAAAGCTAAAAAAAGAAAAGAACGTTGGGAAAAAGGTGAAAGTAATTTACAAAAAGCTGCACTCTTTATTAAAAAGAAAACTGGTTGGTCCAGTAAGAGTAAAGGAATACTAAGTAACACTGTAGGTAAATTTGGTGAGA